GCTCTTAAACTTTTGTTCACCACCAGAACCACCACCCAACTGTTTGATGGTTCTTTCTTTCCATTTTTGATCACGAAGAGGACCACCCGGATACAAAGGAACTTGGCTCCAATGCACTTCCACTGGAACATATTCGTTCTTGCCTTCTTCTCCGGTCTTCCTAGACGCTCCCTGCCACAGGTTGTAAAACATGTTTAAACCGTTTGGGGTCGATACTATGATGACTTTAGTGGTTTGACCGGATGTAATAGTGGGATATACCGAGCTGAAAAACTCATCCGCAATATTGGCTGGAACGTGAGCAAACTCATCCATGAAGATTACGTTATAAGAACCACCACGGACAGCAGAAGCAGAGGTGGCAGAAGCCAATACACGAGATCCATTTTCTAACTGAATAGAAGTCTTGTTCCACTCGACAACGCCGTGTTGAAGCCATTTTGGAAGATACTCGTAAGCTTCTTTTAAACGCTTCATAATTTCCATAGCAGTCTTCATTTTGTTGGCAAGAATTGCTATGTTTACATTTTGATTAAAAATTAAATAGTGAACCATCCATGCAACTGTGGTTGTAGTTTTACCAGTCTGTCGAGGCAGCTTGGCAATAACGAAGCGATTATTTTGAATCGTGTTTACTATATCTTCTTGATAATCGTATAATTGAAAGGATTCAAGACCCTTATCCGTAGTCACAATCTTGATGTATTTTTTAATAAAATACACCGGATCGTTAGCACACTTAATGTACTCTTCTACCTGCTCTTTAGTAAATTCAATAGAAACACCAATCTCTTTAAGATTAGGATTACCAAGATAACCTGACTTCTTTTTATACCCCATCGTCTAAAAATTTCTGGCTGTCAAGAGCCTTGTTTCTACTGCGATCTTTGTTTATTAGATCTTGTAATTCACTGGTAGAGCCAACATAAATTGAATTATTTGTGGTGTGATTAACTTTAATTTCTTCTTTTTTGATCGCTTTAGATTTTTGATACAAATCAATTAGATCTTTATTCATTTCAGAAACGGTCTTTAATAATTGCCCAAGAACTTCATACGCCCTTGGCGAATCACCAGCTTTAGCTACCTTTAAAATTTCATCTACGGCTGAAGAACCATTATCAATCAATCCTTTTATATTATCACGAACGTAATTAAAATCCACATCTAAACTAGTACCAGCTATACCAGTTTCTGGTTTTATTATTTTTATAGGTTCGGGCGCATTAAACTCTATTCCTAGAGTTTTTGATATAATATCAGAAGATTCCATATGATTATTTATTAAGATATATTAATCGTATCGTAAGTTATTCCTGCTAGATTTAAATTCAAAGCTTGATAATCAACATTATCAATTACAGGAATATTACTCTTAATTTCTCCGTAAACATAAGATTTTGCAATAAATTGATAAGAACTCACAATGAATCGTCTTGTACTAAAATCGCCTTCATATTCTTGTGTCAATGTGGTTGTGTTTAAAGAAATAGGAATTTTTACTCCTTGTTGCATAGAATTCATGTTTAAAGAAATTACAAACTCTGGTCCAAAATACGGTAATATTTGTTCCATTATTTGAAAATTTTCTTCTAAATTTCTTGTAAACACATTAAATCCAAACACAAAATTGTACGGCACTTCAGAATAAATATATGTTGCATTACTACCAGAGGTACAAACTTTTTTGTTTGTTTTATTTAATCTTCTTGTTGGATCATAAACAAAACCTAAAAGCTCAAAAGACATTCTAGGTAAAGAAATTTCAATACGTGTTTTATCGCTTATCGAACTGGGTTCTGTTAAACGCTTAACAAATTTTTCTTTATTTGCATAAGAAAGAGGAACAGTAAATAATCGTTCATTATTGTTTTCATCTTTTTGTTCCAGCTGAATGCCATTAAATAAACTACCAAAACCAATTACTAATTTTCTTATTGAATCGTTTTTAAAATGTGAAAACATTAGTAATTGCCCTCAGAAAATGGATCTATTTCGCTAAAATTAATTAAATCTAATTTAGTTGCTTCTGTTTCGATTTCGTCGTTATCTCCAGCGGGGGTCTTGTCTTCGCTATTATTCAATACAATATTTGTGGTTTGACCCTGACTACTTAGTACATAACACTCTAGGCCACTGCCTACGCCCTTTAGAGTGCTACCAGTAACAATGTTTCCTGTTATATTGATTAGCTCTACTTCGCCAGTCAATCCTGCTGGCTTGGATGCAACTACACCAGAACCAGTTGCATTTTCTTGTAGTGCATTATTGCCAGTAAGACCAGCAACTTGATAAACAAATTCTCCAGCATAATAATTGTTTGCTGTTATTCCAGTGATATCATTGCCTGTAACAAATCTATAAGTGTATTGCCGATTTTCTGGTTGAATTGCATCAATATCTGTGGTTCCTGTAGTAACTCCTTCTTGATCATAGGTGAACAGCTCACAAGTTAAACGATAAGAGTATAATTTTCCTAATTGATAAAAAGGATTTTCATGCTCTACAAAGTTAATTTCAAATACAGATTTAGAAAGAGGAAAATAAACAAGATCACCTTCTCTGGGTCTTGTTATTGTTGGAAAGCGAGTTTGTATTTCTTGTATAAATCTTTTCTTTGAAAGAGTCAAGAATATATTATCTTTAATTTCAATACCAAATTTACTGGCTATATCACCTTGTCCTTGAAAACCAGAAACAGAATCAATATACATTTCAATAGGAACCGAATTTTTGTAATTAACTCGTTTTCCTTCACCAAAAATTTTATCCAGCTCAACGATATTTCTAGGAATGTAATACATTTCTCTACCCATCGTTTTAATGATTTCGATGGTTAGATCTTCTGTAATATCTTGCTCACCAGAATAATCTTTGAAATATGGATTAGTTGCCATTTTAGCCTGTCATAAAGTTTACTGGCAGTTCGTATTCGTTTTGCATCTGTTGTTCTATTGCTGCTATTTCATTGATGGCTTCCATATACATTTGTCCACCACGCATAACAACACCACCTGGTAATGCCACACCATCAAACTTAGCCATGTTTGCGCCCCATTGACGCTTGATTAAAGCGGTTAAATATCGTTTAAGGTAACGATCATTAAACATCTCGGTGTATTTTTCTGGATTAAGTGCGGCGTACGCCCAGATACAAATCCAGTCACCAGCTTTGGTTTCTTCACCCCAGTTCATTTCTAAGTATAGTCGATTAGTTACTTTGCTGAATACTACAGTTTTTTCTGGTTGAAACATGTCTTGGATCAACTGAATATATCGTTTTGTTGAGTCGTATGAAGCAAGACCCAAAGAATACACACCACTGAGATTTCTATTAATACCAAAGTAGTCGGTTAGTGCTAGTTGATACCGCACATCAAACATACTTATACTGCTGAATTGACCAAACTGCATTACTTTAATTACAGAAATAATTTCTTTTCCGGTAGGTCCGTCTACTTCATTTGGAGAAAGAATGTCTTCAGTATTAATGTATCTGTTATTAATATCGGTTTGAGTTAATTGGTATTTAAAAAATACTTTCTCAGCACCATCAAAATGGCGTTCGGTAAAGTATTGCAAAGCGTCATCCAGACGATCTTCTGCTTGTTGCCAGTCTACGTTTATATCAACAACCGGTGAACCTAATTGTCTATAAGCGTATTCGATTATGGTTTGTCTTGAATTTGGTGCTGCCATTGTACTTCCTTAAAAGTATTTATGGCAAATTGAAATTTAAGACTGAGGAGTTGCTGGTGGTTCTTGTTTGTTTTCTGGAAGAGTTACCGGAATGCCCGCAACTTGATTATAATCAATATTTTCAATATAATACCGTCTTGTGATTGGTTCATTGGCCTCGTCTGGCTTGCTTGGTTGATAATTTGTAAATCCAGGCATATTTAGAGGGCAATTTAGTTTTGGATAGTCTAATTTGCTGTACTCTTCGCCGTTAGAAGTCAACCAAGTCATTGGTTTATCACCACAACCGCAACCACCACAGAAGTGCTTTCCGGGAGTAGTACTTTCCTTTAAGTGCTCACATGGAGGTAATTCGCCGCCTAAATGTTTATTACCAAAACAACTAAGTACTCTTAATTGCTTGGTTGCTTTATTTACTTTATGGCCAGCAAGTCCTCGGGAAGTTAAAGCAGTAGCAAAACTTTGAATCATGCCCATTTTTTGGGACAAAATAGTTTTAGCTTGTTCTGGATTTCCTTCTTGACGAAACTCAGGATTATTTTGTTTATTTTTATTGCATCCACATCCCATAATATAAACTCCTATAATTATATATCATGAATCCAAATAAATTCTTCGGAATAATCTTACACCTATGGTCTTTCCTCTATACACCATATTTGTTTTTCCGTAATTTTCTTGAGTATTTGCCATTTGAGCAACCACAAAAGTTTTCCCATCAAACTCTTGAACCCCGTTCAAAGAGAATACGGTGGAAGTCATGTACTGTTCTTTAGTTAAACCAAAGAATCCAGAAGTTTCGTAACCAAACGAAATATTTTTAAAGTATAGTGCTAGTTCATCTTGACTGGGAAGATACCAGTCAGAGAAACCATTGATCTTATACTGTTTAACTTGAGACAACATTGTATTATTTTCAGATATTGCTGCATCATAAGTATTGTGTAAACCATCATAATTTGAAGTTGATAGTATGCTGGTTGGTTCATTTTCTACATTATACGAAAAATCTGTAAAGTCTGATACACTTGCAATTAGCAACCAAGACTTTTCTTTAGTGCCAGGAGCATTTCCTCTTGCACGATAATTTCCAGCAGTTCCTGTTGTTCTGTTTCCGTATACTTCACTGCCCAACGAATTTACCGGAGATCCTGGTTGAAATACTCCAATGTATAAACCACCTTGATATAATGATCCTACTGCTGGTAACGTTTCTATAGGATTTGTGGAAGATATTATGGTGCTTAAAGAAGCTCTGGCTGGAGTTTCTGCTCCACTGAGTCCTGCAAAATAAACACCAGAACATGGATCAAGATCCGAACACGATTGAATGGTTTTGTTTGGAGCCGACCAATAACCAAAACAATTTTGCTTAGAAGTTATAGAACAGATTACGGTTCCCTCACTGTTTTGCGTACAACAATTTCCTATTGAATTATTTGTGTTATAACAGTTTGTGTAATCGTTAGGGTTGCAATTATCAGACACATCACTGGTAGAAATAGAAACAGAATTACATTGTATGCTGCCACCATCAAAAACGCAAGTTTCTCCGGGATAGAAAGAATAACCTAAATTTTCTGCAGCTCCTTGATTTGCATTAATGCAGTCTAATTGTGAGTTTACTGCAGTGCATCCCTGAGTGTACAGTCCATTGGTTTTAGTCCAGTAGCAACAAGCACCCGATACGTCACCAATCAATCCACTAACACAAAGTCCAGAGGACGGGCAGTCTGTTCCGTCAAATGCTCCGGATATAAAATAACTATTCGCCGCATCGCATGCAGCTCTTGTGGTACGTTGGTTCAATCCACAACACCAACCATCAGATAATGGACCAATTACAGTTGGTGGATTGTATTGAGCAGAAATTCTTGATCTGAATTGAATTGACATGTTAACAGTCCGGTAATGAATCACAAAGTACTTGTACCTGAGAACAATCTAATGATACACACGTGCCATCTAATATCTTATTACTAAATTGGGTTGTAGGAGCAAAAGTAGAATTTGAATATAATGCATGATTGTACGCGAAAATTTTAGTTATGGTTCTCCACGCTTCTTGTACTTGCCAGTCGTATCCAATTAACGTTTTTGCGGTTAATTTAAATACAAATTTGTATATTTTAGTGTCTGCGCCTTTTGCTTTGTACCAGACAGGAGTATCGATTCCATCAAAATTAAACACAAATCCAAGTATATTTTCTGATGGATTCGTTACATAATCAATGCTATCCTCAGACTGTTTCACTGCACCGCTAAAATCTGGCTTTAATAACCAAGCTTCAGCTTTAAACTCACTAACAGTCCCACGTTGGCCACCTGCATCACGAAGTATTTCTAAGTTTGGTAGTATATTGATGAATACACCTTCTCTGCCACCAGTTGTATCTACTCCTGATGTTACTTTTGGAAGCATATTACCAAAAGGCATTACTGTTTCGTCTACGTAACCGTCTCTATTCCAAACAGCATCCACAGAAATGGTAGGAACTCCTAATAGCGCAGAATTTCCTGCTGGAATGTGAGCGTTTGCAACCACTCCAAAATATTCTTGAGTATATTGTGAATCATTAGCAAACGGGAAAGGAAGTGGATAGTCTGGTGTTCCTGGAACTGCCGCTGTAGTAAGTAGTTCTCGATTATATTGATATGGTCCAATTGTTGGATTATAACCTAAGTCCAACACAACACTACTTTGTTGTGGAATTCTCTCACCCG